TAGTGGTAACGATAAAGCTTTAGCTTACAAACCTGAAGTAATAGAAGTACTAAACAATTTTCATACCATTTTTAAATTTGTAGTAAATACTAAAAAAGAATGGCATGAAATAGGATATTTATATATGCCTATTATTGATAGAGATAAAGTCTACTTGATGCCAGCAGGAGAAAACCAAGAACTATTAAATGAGAACAAACTTAATGTAGTTGAGTTAGCCAAAAAAGAATGTGTTAATTTCTCTACACGATTACATATAGAAATTTGGAATAAAAAAACTGGAGTATGAAAACCTTTATAACTTGGGAGCAGATAAATAAAAGAGCAGACAGAATAAGAAAGAAATATCCTGAGGCTAAATTCTGGGGAATACCTAGAGGTGGTCAAGTAGTAGCTGGAATATTAGGCAACGCTGTAGATAACATAAACGATTGTGATGTTATTGTAGATGACATAATTGATAGTGGAGCAACTAAAGAAAGATATATTAAATACGATAAACCAATAGAAGTATTAATTGACAAGAGAAATGAGTTCACTAATGAGTGGTTAGTTTTTCCATGGGAGAATTCAGAGGGAGATATAGATGATAATATTACTAGAGTGCTTCAATACTTTGGAGAAGATGTAGAGCGAGAGGGATTAAAAGAAACACCAAAAAGATATATTAAATTCTTAAAAGAATTCTTAAACCCTCCTGAATGGAATTGTACAACCTTTGAGGGAGAGGGATACGATGAAATGATAATACAAACAGGTATACCTTTTCATTCTTTATGTGAGCATCATATAGCACCATTCTTTGGTTATGGCACAATAGCATACATTCCAAATAAACGTATAGTAGGGCTCAGCAAATTAGCTAGGACACTTGAAACATTTGCAAGGCAATTACAGAATCAAGAAAGAATAACAACACAGGTAGCTGAATTCTTAATGGAGAAGCTAGAGCCAAGAGGCGTAGCAGTACAGCTAACAGCAAAACATATGTGCATGGAAATGCGAGGAGTTAAGAAACATAATACTTGGACTACTACTACAAAACTAACAGGAAGATTTAAAGAAGATAACTCAGTACGAATGGAATTTTTAAATGGAATAAGAAATGAATAAAAAGACAAAATCCGACACTATAAAAAAAGAATCGCTTTTAAAAGCTTTAGAGAAGTCATTAGGAGTAGTAACAACAGCTTGTAAGAATGCCAATGTACATAGAAGTACTTTCTATGAATGGTATAAAAAAGATAACGCTTTTAGAGAACAAGTAGATGATTTAAAGAATGTAGCCTTAGATTTCGCTGAAAGCAAACTACATGAACAAATCAATAATGGAGTGCCTTCATCTACCATCTTTTATTTAAAAGCCAAAGGCAAGAACAGAGGTTATGTAGAAAGACAAGAGATAACAGGATTTGATGGAACTAAACTATTTGAAGTACAAGTTATAAAGAATGAAGATAACGACTAATGTTGTTTATGAGCATTTACAAAACTCTGATAAAAAGATAATAGTTGAACAAGGAGGAACTAGGTCTGGAAAGACTTACAATATTCTTATTTGGTTAATCTTTAATTATTGTGGTAGCCATGAGGGTAAAACAATAACAATTTGTAGGCGTACCTTTCCAGCAGTTAGAGGAACTGTGATGAGGGACTTCTTTCATATCCTTAAACATTATAAATTATATTACGAGGAGCTTCATTCCAAATCAAGAAGCGAATATAATCTAAACAACAATAGAGTTGAATTTATTAGTATTGACCAACCTACTAGAATAAGAGGAAGAAAAAGAGATATACTTTTTATCAATGAGTGTAATGAATTAGATTGGGAGAGTTGGAATCAATTAATATTCAGAACACAAGAAAGAATTATAATTGACTATAATCCCTCAGATGAGTTTCATTGGATATACGATAAAGTATTAACTAGAGAAGATACAGATTTTTTTCAAACTACTTATAAGGATAATCCTTTTTTAGAAGAAACATTAGTTAAAGAAATTGAAAGGTTAAAAGGAATAGATGAAAACTATTGGAGAGTTTATGGATTAGGAGAAAGAGGACAAAACAGAAGCTTAGTATTTAACTTTCAAACAGTAAAAGAAATACCAGAAGAAGCTAAACTTGTTTCAAGAGGCTTAGACTTTGGATACTCAAATGACCCTAGTTGTTTAGTTGAAACCTTTATAGAGGGAGATAATATGTATTGTAGAGAATTACTTTATCGTACAGGAATGACAAACCAAGATTTAGGGAATGAATTTAAGAAACTAGGTTTCGATAGGCGAGATGAAATATATTGTGATTCAGCAGAGCCAAAGAGTATAGAAGAAATACACAGAATGGGCTATAACACAAAACCAACCTTTAAGGGCTCGATAAATATTGGGATAGACATTATTAGGAGATTTCGTTTATATGTCACTGAGGACAGTATAAACACCATTAAAGAGCTTAGAAACTATAAATACATAGAAGACAAGAATGGCAATCTAACTAATAAGCCTGTTGATGCCTTTAATCATTCACTTGATGCTTTGAGGTATAGTGTTGTTAATAAACTACAGAATCCAAACAGAGGGGAGTATCATATATATTAAGATTTATTAATAAATGTTTGGTTATTAAGATTTTTCTTTATATCTTTATAGTATTATTAATTAAAAACTAAACGCCATAAGGCACATAACTTAAAATTAGAAAACTTCGAAACAATATTAATTAAAACAAATGGAACTGTATTAATGGATTATACAGCAAAAGATTTACCAGACTATCAAAAAGCAGTCGGTGGTTTAATCCAAAGAGTAAATTTATTAGATGAATCTTATATGTATGTAAATGAACAAGGTTGGAGTAAAGATTTACCTTATAACAAAATAGCATCTGAACTATTAATGTCAAAACTTGTAGGAGATGTCTTATTATTTATTAAAGATAGAAAATCAATGTACTTTGATTTAGTGGTTGATTCTCTAGTAAGCTAATAAAACAAACAAGAAATAAAATGGAAAATAAAATAGAATTTGATTTAAATATTATGGGTTCAATGGACATTGAATCTATGCACATAGTAATAAAAGCGTATCGAGATTTAGACTATAACGAATATATAATGGAAGGAGGAACTGGATTCAATACTTCAAGTGGCTATGTTTATATAGGATTAGAAAATGGGATAACTCTGGCATCTTGCTTTGGGCAAAGTGTGGATTATATTGTTACTGATTGGGAGACAGGAGAAGAACATTTTTGTGATACTTACGAGGAAGCCATTAACATACTAGAAAAGATAGCATTATGAGAATAAAAAAAATAGTAAAGTTTTATAATGAAACTACGCCTGTTGAGAAAGTCCAGTTATTATGGATGATGGCAGACCAAATAATAATACCAATTCAAAAAAAAGATGGAGTACATTGTTTAGAATTAGACAAAGAAGTACCCATATGTATGAATGGAAAATTTTATCAATTTAACACAGAAGAATTATACAAAGATGAGAAAACCAAATAAAGATATAAGAATCCTTGACACAGGAGTAGTATGCGTGGAGACAACAGATATTAAAGGTAATCATAAAATAGAAACTTATACTATGAAAGAATACATAGCCTTAACAAATAAAAGAATTAAACAACAGGAGAAATTCGATAGATTTATGAGAAATAGTTTAATAATTTGTTGTATGTTATTAGTATTTTGTTTACTGTTGTTCCTTAATGGCAACACAATATAAATATATGATAGCACAAAGTTGGTGTTTAGAAAATAATATTAAGATTTATGTTGAGCCTATAGCTAAAGGAAGAAAACCAAATATCAAAATAGTAATAAATAATAAAGGAAAAATAATTAAAGGAGAAAAAACATATACACAAGATAATAAGGTAAGCAAAGTCATTTATAATCTTTACTTACATTTATATGATAAATTTCATTAGTTTGTAATTTAGTTTGTTTAGTCCTAAAAGAGTCGTGTTATACAATATGGCTCTTTTTTTGTTTATAATAAAAGAAGTATATGCAAATAAAGACTTTACGAGATGTTTCTTTAAGAAACTATCAAACCCTCCAGCAAATCAAAAATCCTTCAAATGAGGATATTCTAATTAGCTTATTTGAGTATTCAATAGAAGAAATTAGAGATATGAAGCAAAAAGATTTAGATGCCTTAGCTATACATATCAAATCTCTATTTGAAAAAGAGAATGATTTATGTAATATTTTACAAATCAACAACACAGAGTTTGGGTTTATTCCTAAGTTAGATGATATTACTTATGGAGAGAATACAGATGTTAGCAATTACATTAATGACTGGGAAACAATGCACAAGGCCATGGCAGTTTTATATAGGCCTATTACTGCAAAAATGGGGAATAGATATTCTATTGCAAAATATGAGGGAACAGATAAATACGCTGAGCTAATGAAAGATGCTCCTTTAGATGTTGTATTGAGTATGATTGTTTTTTTTTACAATTTAACGAACGACTTACTGAGTTGTATCCCGAGTTATTTACAAAAAACGATTCTAACGAAAGAGGTGTTGTCTCATACTTCCAAAGAAAATGGGGAAGATATAGCGAACTTTACACTCTCGCTCAAGGGGATTTGCGAAGATTTAACGAGATTACAGAACTATCCTTATTTAAATGTCTAACCTATTTAACATATACAAAAGAACAAGCAGATGCTGAACGAACATACTTCAAAAGTAAAATAAAAAAATAATTAAATGCAAGGATTTTATAATGTAACCGAAAAGATACAAGAAGCTCTACAAGATGAGCCTTTTGTTAATACAGTAACTTACGGAGATATATTTGATGTTGATTTAAAAAAACAGACCATATTTCCATTAGCACACTTCATGGTATCTAATGCTACTTTAGATGGCAATATTTGGCAATTCGATTTTGATTTATTAGTTATGGATTTGGTAGATGAAACAAAGAACTATCCTGATGCAACTACTGACCCTAAAAGACAAAACGAAAATTTTAGAACATTAAACAATGAGCAAGATGTTTTAAACACTCAGTTAGCAGTAGCCAATAGAGTACTTGAATTATTAAGGCGTGGAGATTTATATTCAGACTTATATCAATTAACACCTTCTCCTTCTTTACAGCCTTTTATGGATAGATTCGAAAATAAATTAGCAGGTTGGACAGTTAGCTTTTCTGTTAATATTCCTAATGATATGACTATCTGTTAATATGAGAAGTATAAGTGATGAATTAAGATTATTTGCTGCTAAGGTCATTAGAGAAGCAAGGAATAATATACAGAAAGATTTTAGACATCCCTCTGGTAATTTAGCTAATAGTATGACTTCAGGTGTGAATGTTACTAAAGATAATACTACTTTAATTTTCTGGATGAATGAGTATGGAATTTACAAAGACGCAGGAGTTTTTGGAGCTATGAAATCATCAACAGATAAAATGGAATGGGCAGTAAAGAATATTAAACAAAAAGGAAAAGATACCAATTCTGTTTTTTATACTGATACGATTAAAAGATTCTCTTATAAAGATAAAGCACCTAAGATGGAAAGCTTAGAGCCTTACATAAAAAGAAACAATATTAGATTTCGTACACCAAAAGGACAAAAAGGAGGAGGACAATATAGAAAAGGAAGTTATCAAACAATAGCTTATTGGATGGCTCAAAGAATATACGCTCAAGGATTAGCACCTACTTTATTTTTTACAAAGCCATTTTTAAAATACTTTACAGAATTACCTGATGGTGTGGCTAGGAATTACGCTTCACAGATAGAAGAAATATTAAAACAAAAACTAGAAAAAAATGGCTAAAATAAATGTAAGAAGCCCTTACTTCGTAAACCTTTCGACAACCAACTTAACAAGTGCAACATTAGAAGTCTTAATATATGGAGGAGCTGCTAATACGACTTGGGCAGGAAGCCCTCAATACACTTTAGAGGCAACAGCAATAGATGATAAAATATCTTTTGAAATAGCTGAACTAATCAAAGATTATATACCTGCATTGTTAGGAGGAGGAGCGACCATTGAAAACACTACTCTCTATGTAGATTATCAAGTAACAGAGTCAATATCTTCGGTGCCTCAAACACCAACTCAAGTATTTGGATTAAGAGCTTTTTATGGTTATGGATATTTTCAAGATGAAGCAAACCCTCAGTTAGATGTTATGGCTTTACAGTCTAACACAACAAT